GTACAGTTACCAAAAGAGGAGCAACAGCCTCAACTTGATCCGAAGACCTCCGAGTGGCTAGATGAAAACCCTTGGTACGGTGATGACGATGAAATGAGTGCTACTGCCCTTGGGTTGCACAAGAAGCTAGAGAAAGAATTTGGAAAAAGTTATATTGGTTCCGATGCTTACTTCAAGCGAATTGATGCTACAATGCGCAAAAGATACCCCGAGTATTTCGATACCGGGAGCGAAGTAGAAGATACAAAACCGGCAGAAGAGGAAACTCAAAGCCGTGCTAAGCCGGCGTCAAATGTGGTCGCACCAGCGACACGCAGTGTAGCGCCATCCAAGATTAAGTTGACGAAAACTCAAGTAGCTATTGCCAAACGGTTGGGAGTCCCCCTTGATCTATACGCCAAAAAGGTTGCTGAACAAATGAACGGAGCACAATAATGGAACAAAATCGTAAACCACGTAGTATTGAAACTCGTGTACAGGCAGAGCGGCCCAAGCAGTGGCAGCAGCCTGAGCTGTTACCTGAACCAGATAAACAGCCCGGTTTTTCTTATCGTTGGGTCCGTGTTGCTACTAACAATCAAGCAGATCCTCGTAATCTTTCCGCTAAACTGCGTGAAGGTTGGGAGCCAGTCAAGATTGAAGAGCAGCCACAGTTTCAACTGCTAGTTGATCCTAATAGTCGTTTTAAAGACAATATTGAGATCGGCGGGTTATTGCTTTGCAAAACTCCAACTGAATTCGTAGAACAGCGTAATGACTATTACGCCAGACAAAGCGATGCTCAGTCAGAGGCTGTAGACAATAATTTAATGCGTCAAAGCGACCCACGGATGCCTATCTTCTCGGAGAAAAAATCCACAAGCAGCTTTGGCAAAGGTAGTTAATTTTAACCAATCAAGGAGATTTAAATGGCTTATCCAACCGTTTCTGCTCCCTACGGCTTACAACCTGTTAACCGTATTGACTTTATGCCATATGCTGGCGCAACACGTCAATTACCGATTGCTAGTACTTATAACACTGCAATCTACAACGGTGACATCGTTTTAGTCTCAGGTGGCACAATTAAAAAATCTGGTGTAACAACCGATTCCACAACTGATAAAGCAAATAACGCAACTTATGGTGTGTTTATGGGCGTTCAGTACGTTAATACCCAAGGTCAAACAGTTCAAGCTCAATATTACCCAGGTAATGCTGCCGCTTCTTCTGCAATAGCCTATGTTGTTGACGATGCAGCAGCAGCATTTAAAGTAGCAATTACTTTTTCTGGTAACACTACTGTGACTACAGCTAACGCATCTGTCGTTGGTACAAACTTGCAAATCCGTCAGGGTACAGGTTCTGCTACTACTGGTGATTCAGCAGTTTCAGTTATTGCTCCTACCGCTGGTACTGGCAATGCTGCAGCTCTTCCAGTTCGTGTAGTTGCAGTTGTTCCAGAAACAGCTACAAGCCTAACAGCCTTTACAGAAGTTATTGTAAAGTTAAATAACCCACAAATCTTGCTAGCTGCTGGCAACGATTACGTATAAGGAGCTATAAATGGCTATTTCACGTGCACAGCTCCTAAAAGAGCTTTTACCCGGCCTGAACGCATTGTTTGGTCTTGAATATGCTCGCTACGGCGAAGAGCATAAAGAGATCTACGAAACAGAAACCTCTGAGCGTTCTTTTGAAGAAGAAACAAAGTTGTCAGGTTTCTCTGCTGCTCCTGTTAAGAACGAAGGCTCTGCCATCGCTTATGACAATGCGCAAGAAGCATGGACAGCTCGCTACAACCACGAAACAATCGCTTTGGGCTTCAGCTTAACTGAAGAAGCTATCGAAGATAACTTGTATGACTCGTTATCCGCTCGTTACACCAAAGGTTTGGCTCGTGCTATGGCGTACACCAAGCAGGTTAAAGCTGCTGCTGTATTGAACAACGGTTTCACCACTGGCTACAACGGTGGCGACGGCGTTCCACTCTTCAGCGCAAATCACCCACTGGTATCTGGTGGCACCAACAGCAACGTTCCATCTACTGCTGCTGACTTGAATGAGACTTCTTTGGAAGCCGCTGTAATTCAAATCGCTGCTTGGACTGACGAACGTGGTCTGCTGATCGCTGCTAAACCTAAGAAGTTGGTTGTTCCTCCTGCACTCCAGTTCGTTGCAACCCGTTTGCTCGAAACTGAATTGCGTGTTGGTACAAACGACAACGACATCAACGCTATCAAGAACAACGGTTCTGTCGCAGAAGGTTACACAATTAACCACTTCTTGACCGACACCAATGCTTGGTTCCTCACCACTGACGTTCCAAACGGTATGAAGCACTTTGTTCGTACTCCTTTGAGCAACAGCATGGATGGTGACTTCGACACTGGTAACGTTCGTTACAAGTCTCGTGAGCGTTACAGCTTCGGCTGGTCTGATCCACTCGGTATGTATGGTTCAGCAGGTGCTTAAGTAACACCCCCCCCCAAGCGGTTTCGACTTCTTGGTGCAGGCCCCGCTCAAAAGGCGGGGCTTTGCTTTTCTTGGTAGTGATGAATACGGTGGCAGTTAGCGCATAAAACTACGCACTTTTTAATTTCTTCCCGTACTTTCTTGGATTGCCCGTTTGACACAAGGCGATGAATATTACCATCTTTCTGTGTGGGGTCTGTGTGGTGAAAATCCAACGCCGCAATATGGTCAAATCCGCATTTTGTACATTTAAGTGTGGATTTAAATGCACGCCACTCTGATTTAAATACCTTTTTTACGTCTTGGGTTTTTTTAATAACCGCTGCTCGGTTATTCTCATAGTGCTTGCGGCTCTGTGTTTTGTGGTAGGCCTTGCGAACCTCGGGGTCTTTATAGGGCATAAGTTTTAATTGGCTCGTGGCTTTTTAGGTCTACGTTGCATGCCCACTTAACTGCTTCTTCAGCGGATAACTCCATCCGTAGGCATACTTCTGCCGCCATTGCCCCACTGCCAATAGCCATAAATGTCTTTGCTCTTTCCCATTCTAAGTCATCCCCACAATAGAAAAGCCCATCTTTGGTTAATTTTAGAAATGAGCTGTCGGACTTTAGCTTGGGTTTTGTTTTGGTTTTCTTGTTTAGGTAGTCCACTACCTTTTCGCAATCGCACCAATTGCCAGCAACACCTAACCAACCACCATCAATTGAGACAACTTTTTCGTCAAAATACTTAATCCCGGTATCGTCATCGGAAAATTGGCTATCCGCAACCAATACTTTCCTCCTCCAGTCGCCCACAATCGTAGTCATTTTTACCCCTAATAAAAAAGTGCAATAACCCCAGCTACGTAAAATAACACAGCCACAGCCTCAACTAAGAACAAAGGTGTATCTTTTTGTGCCCATCCTGCCCAAGTCCACAGGGCGCTACCAATCAAACCGAGGATAATATTGGCGGGGTAAATGTTGAAACTTGTCAAACAAATGCCAGTCAAGCATAACAAAGTCCCTAGCCACTTTACGCATTTCATCAAACCCCCGAATTTGGTCTGGGTACTTGTTACCGGGCGCCCAGTCGCCCCCATCTAGTTATTTTACCAAAATACTTGCATTTCTCAGTAAAAGTAGTAATATCGTATAAACCGGGAAAACCGGCTTATCAAACTGTCCCGGCAGACAGCATATTGATTGATAAGCTAATCTTATATGCAAGGACAATTTATCATGGCATTAGCAACTACCTCAGCCGTATGGCGCTCAACAGGTGGCGACCAAACCCGTACAGCCGCAGCTGGCTCAATGGTTATGGCAGCACCTTTCTATATTGCAAACACTGCAGCTACATCTAACGTAGTCGTTTCTTCGGCTACTAACGCCCCCGCTTTAATTCTTCCAGCTGGTGCAGTTGTTACTGAAGTTATTGTGTCTGTTGCCCCAGGCGGTAACTGCGCAGCTAACATAGGGTTTACCCCACTAATTGGCGTTGGTCCAGGACAAACAACTACCCTCGGAACAAACGTTCCTCAAGGTTTCGTTGCCGCTGGTAACGTAGCCGCTCGTACAGTATTTACCGTTGCTAGTGCAACTGGTGGCGCTCGTTTAGGTTTGGCTGCTAACGCAACTAACTTAGTTGTTGTTACTTCTGCTCAAGGTTCTGCTGGTGCTAACGCAGGTGCGGTTACGGGTAGCATTGTTTATTTCGTAGCTGACGATGGCGAAGAAAACGTCTAATTAATCTAGGGGGCTTGCCCCCTGTTTAACCTTATTGGAGATTAATTATGGGTATGCAATATGACGTAAAAATGGTTCATGCGGATGCAAATCTGCAAGCTATTATTGGGCCTGTTCGTGTAAAAGCCTATCAACTAGCACCTGGCGGTACTGCAGGTGAAGTTCAGTTTTGGGACACGGCTGCTAATTCCGCTACTGGAACAGAACGCTTAACGCTAAACATCACTTTAAATACGGCTGTTATTTCTACACTAATACCGGGTGAAGGTATTCGTTTTAATGACGGTGTGTATATTGTGCTTCCAGCTAACGCTTCAGTTACAACATTTTATGGCTAAAAAGAAAGGCGTCTCTCTTGCGATTGGCCGTGGTGAAAAGTTGCCTGCGTCTAAGGGCGCTGGGCTTACCGCCAAAGGCCGTGCTAAGTATAATGCGGCTACTGGCTCGAATCTAAAGGCTCCACAGCCTGAAGGTGGTGCCCGCAAGAAGTCGTTCTGTGCCCGTATGTCTGGTATGCCAGGCCCGATGAAAGATGAAAAAGGTCGCCCTACCCGTAAGGCAGCCTCTTTAAAGAGATGGAAGTGCTAAATGAGCGAAGAAGTGGTTAGAGAATTGGCTACGCACGCAAGTGACATCAAGCATCTGCAAGATGATATGGATAAGCTCATTAGTGATATGGACGAGATTAAAAAATCTTTACATGAAATCAATAAAACCTTGTCCGAAGCACGTGGTGGCTGGAAAGTATTAATGTGGGCAGGCGGCGCAGTTAGTGCAATTACTGGCGTAGCAGGTTTTATAGCGGGTCACTGGGGTAAGTAATGCCTAGCACATCTAAAAAACAAGCTAAGTTTATGGCAGCAGCAGCCCATGATCCGAAGTTTGCTAAGAAGGCTGGTATCCCAATTACCGTTGCGAAAGAGTTTAATAAGGCAGATACTGGCACTAGACCAGATTTACAAAAAGTAGCAAAATCAAAGACGGATCACGGTAAATCAAAACTATTTAAAGAAGGTGGGACCATGAAAAAGACTAATCCATTTATGGAAATGATTGCAAAGAAAAAAGAAGCTGCTGCTAAGAAGCCCGCTAAAAAAATGGCTATGGGCGGCGCTCCTAAGAAGATGATGAACGGCGGTATGACTAAAAAGAAAAGCGGAAGGGCTTGCTAATATGAAACACTCAGATATGTCAAAAGATATGCCAATGATGAAAAAAGTCGCTGGCGAGGCTGTAAAAGGCCATGAAAAGAAGATGCACAAAATGGCTAAAGGCGGTTCTGCTTCAGCTCGTGCAGACGGTTGTGCTACTAAGGGTAAAACCAAGGGCAAAATGATTGCTATGAAGTCTGGTGGGTACTGCTAATCATGGCTAAACCACTGCAACAAGACGAAGAAGGTAAGATCGTCAACGATAAAGAAACTGCTAAAGCTCAGAAGGGCTATGATAGTC